TCTGGTCGAGAGTCTTTATTTTCTCTGCCTCTTTTAATATTTCTTCTTTGGTTTTCCCGTTTTTATGTTCGGGTTTGAATGTTTTTTTCTTATAGTCCGTGAAGGATATAAACGTTTCGGTCGTCATGCGACTGTAGTCGATAAGCCATTGCTGCCATAACTTATCATGAGCACCTTCCTTCTTAGCCTTTATATACATTTCCATGACCTCATCAAAATCCAAGGACATTAAATAATTCATGTCACCGTATCTGTGCATCAGAGTATCGAGCAGTTCAGTAACTTCTACCTCACTGCTAACTTGAAAAAACTTTTTATTGTTTCATCCGCGAATATTGCCTGAACGGCTTCCGTAAACACGTCCAAATCTTTCAGTTCTTTCTGGGTTTTCTCGCTTATATCAGCAACAAATTTATATACTTCGTTTTCAGCGTTGCCTATGTTTTCGATAAATATCATAATTATTTCTATCTGCATTTCGTTTGTTGCTGCTTCTTTCTGCTCAGGCTTAACATCCGCCAGTTTCTTAGACAATTCTTTCAATTCTTCCCTGATACCCATTTTCTTAATTATCCGTGTGAACGCGAAAAAATCGTTGCTTTGTAATTTTCTCAAGTCTATTCCTCCTTAAAAAAAAGGAGCCCGCAAAGGACTCCTTGAATTAATTATTTGTTACAGGTATTGCAGTAAATGAAGCTAATGCTACGCCGCTGAGTGACTTAACATCGTTTGCATCCAATACAGGCTTAGCATATGCAACTGTTACGGCCTGACCTGAAGTTGGAGCAGAAGTCAGAGTCAACAATATTGTATTGAGCTGATTTACTCCGCGAGCGGAAGCTGTGACAACATCGGCGGTTCCTGCTACGGTTACGGCGAAGCCATCCTTTGGAGGAGTTGCCCCGACTGTGTCACTAAAGCTCAACAGTATTTTGCTATTATCAACTACTGGAGTGCCTACCAAGCCAAACGGAATACCGTCCAACGGTTTTGGATAATGGATTTCATAAGGTAGAACTGTCGGAGTGCTAGGATCCACATGAGCAGTAAGCACTAAAGGCAACACATTGTCCTTGTCGTCATCTGTTTTCAGTTTCAAGCCGCCATCGTTCAATACGTTTTTGAGGATTATGACTACGGGCTTGAGTGATCCGCTTAACTGACCTACCAAAGCTATGTTTGTAATATAGTCTGTGTCCAGAATAGCGGTTCTCCCCGTTATGATGTCATAATCTGAATTTGTAGTAGTTACGTCTGCCATTAATGCCATTCTCAAAATGTCGGAAGTGCATTCAAGCAAGTTGACTTTCAAGCTGACCGCTGCTGAGACAAACCTCTTTAATCCCATTATGTCGTCTGATTTTATCCCATCTATTTTCACGTTTCTTGTTTTAACTACTATATCTAGCTCATTACCACCAGAGGTTGCTGAAATTAAAGCCTCAGTAACAAGGCCATAATCTTTGTATATCGCGCCAGCGTCGATGATCAGATGATCAGGAGTAGCGCTTGAATAACCTACAGTATTCGTAGAATTCATACATTTATACCTTCTTTCTTTTATTTATAGTAAACTTTCACCGAATATCGTAACTGGCGCCTTTGTACTCCTATGATAGGGTCAGGCAGTTCCAGCCGGTAAGGTGTATTTCTGTTTATGCTGACTTGCATTTTTGTATCGTTATAATGTAGCCGGTTTAATGCTTTATGAATTAAATCCGTCATATTTTCAATATCCGTTATATTGGTGTCCTTGTTGTTCCAGATATCAATCTCCATGAGGTTGTTGTCTGAAAAGCTGTTGTTTATAATCGAGTTTGGAAACTTAACTTCGATGTACGGATAAGTTTTTGTAATTTCGGTGGGATAGTGGCCGGCATAGGTTGTGCAGATTGGCTCTATTATTCCACATATTAATTTGTACAGGTCTAACATCCTATGCACCGCCCATCATACTTTTATATATTTTCTCAGCTACGCTGGTAATCTTTGGAATTGCATTCATAGCACCTGGTTCAAGAAACGGCTGAGCCTTTTGCTTTGAAGTTCCCTTTTCTACATAAATGCCGTATTTAGCCTCCTGCGTAACTCCGATGTAAACGCCCTCATCTTTTGGCATAACATCGGATGCAATGCTCTTTTTAAGGTTGCTGGTCAGTACAGGAGTAACGCTTTGAACTTCACCCACAGCAAGAACTCCGACACCGGCACAAAGTTCGTGCTTTGCCATCTTTAAAGCAAATTTAACCGCTGCGCTATTGCTTTTATATTGCAAGGCCGAACACCTCCATATATCCGTCATCCCAGGGGATAGCCTTAACTTCAAGGCTTATGTTTACATTGTATTTATCGGTGTATTTCAAGATAGCACCTATCTTTATATCACTGTCAAAATGGTCAATGTATATTCTTTTATTAACTTCTATGTCGTACCCGTAATTTTTAAGCAGCAATGCTTTTGAATATGGCTGGATGTCGCAGTCAATGTCTTTTACCTTTGCCAGTGTGCCGGGAATATATATTCCGTTTACCTTAGTGCCGGTGACATGATTATAAACAGCAACGCTGAATCCCTTAAGCATCGGTATATACCGAGGACATTGTCACATAGGGTGCTGGCAAAAGAGCTTTGACGCTGTTAGGGAGATCACTTCCGTAAGTTCCACTGCGGGAACCTTGCGAGAACTGAGTAATCCCTTCATTGCCTTTTCTGTTCATGCTTATAATTACATACTCGATGACTGCGTCCGGGTATGTTGTTGCGATGTCAACAGCAACAGCAGGAGCTACTACGGGTTTCATGTTTAAATAATTGCTTATAAGTGTTACGGCTTTTCTGATGTATATGGTTATCAGGGGATCCCTAGTTGTGTCCAAGGTAGCAATGCCCTGTATTGTTTTTATATCGTCTAAAACTGCCATACTTTACCCCCTTTGTCTAAAAAAAGAAGGGTAAGAATGACCTTACCCTTTAATAATTCTAAAGTGATTCCTTAACATTTACGAATAATGAAGGATACTGGTTGTCCATGATCCAGAGGTCATGATATTTTCTGTAATCCAGTTTCCAAGCATCTGCGCTCTGGTTTGTGTTAGGATCAAATATTCTCATGTTGTCAGTTTTTGATATTGCGATTGGTGCATTCTGGCCACATATGATCCAGTTTACGTTCTTAGCTGCTGCTACGGAACCTGCTCCCCCTGCAAGAAGAGTTTTAGCTGTTACAACCTGAACTGTTGAAGCTGTGCCAGTTACGCTCTTAGTGATAAGCGCTGCGCCTGCTCCTGAGAAAGTCAATGCTGCTGCTGCTGTTGCAGTCATATCAATTGGAACTGCTCCTGTAGTTGTTCCCAAAGTGATTACCAGATTGCCGGAAGCATCTACTACTCCAGTAGCGACTGCTGCATCTGCAACACCCTGAACGATTGTTACTGAGTAGCCATTACCAGCTACGCCAAGGCCTGCAGCTTTGTAAGTAACGCCACCTAAAACAACGGATGCGTAGTTATTAGCAGCAAATCCGCCCTGAGTTTTCCCAGTGGTTGAACCATCCATGAACTCGTAAGCAGTTTTGAGTCTTGCTGAAGGAGCTTCTACTATTGGGATTCCGTCAACTTTAGTTACTTCATAAGTCAGGTCAACGCCGGATGCCATTGTTCCTACTGTCAACTGCTTAGTGATTTCAGTTGAGCTTTCGAGAACGTTCAGAACTGCTGTGGACATTGTTATAACCAAAGGTTTGTCTGCTCCGATTACGTCCTGGACTGCTGCGATGTCAGCTCTCAATTTTGTGAGTACGTCTGCGACAACCGGAGTGTATCCTCCGCTTGCTCTGCCTGCTGCTATTGCGAGCGATGCCAATTTGCTGTAGCGGTACGCGTCGATTTCGGGAATAACAAGTGTTCTCTGAAATTCACCCATGAGGTTTGAAGCGTTTGCTACGAAGTTAGTTTCATTTACGTCCATTGAGTCAAGAAGGAACGTTCTTCCTCTATCCTGGCTCATAGTGAATGTTTCGTAAGCAAGAGTAGCGGAACCTGCAACAAATCCGGCTGATCTGCTATAGTTTCCTAATCCGTCCATTGTCATTTTAGGAACTTTGACGGTGTTACCTCCGTTGTACTGAACCATTCCTGCGTTGCCTTCCATCCATCCGGATGTAGCTTTTGCGACCATCTGTCTGTCTAGTTCTTTCTGAAATATCTGTGCGTATGCAAACGTATTTGCCATGTGTATTACCTCTTTCGTTTTTAATTAGTGCTTTTTAAGGAAGCCCGAAACCTTATCTCATGTACTTCTGAACTTCTGCTGTGATTTTATCAGCATCGCTGACATTGCCCTTATCTGCCGGAGGCGTGTAGCTGTTGCCTTTGGCGAACTCTAATTTGATGGCTTCATCGTGTGCGGCCATAGTTGCTATAAGTTTTTCTAGGTTTTG